GACAAATGTTGGGAACACCTGCCAGTTGTCCTTGACTGTCAGCTTCAGTTCCTTCCTGAAGTATTCCTGGATGTCACGAAGCAATTTGTGAAGGTCTTGCTTGGAAGAACCAAGGACAACAATGTCATCCATGTATCTGTAATAATACTTCACATGTTTGACTTCCTTCATCCAGTGGTCAAAAGATGACAGATAGAAATTCCCACTGTACTGTGAAATATAGTTACCAATGGGAATCCCTGTGTCACCTGGTGTGGAATCAATGATTTCATCCAATAACCAAAGAAGGTCATCATCCTTGAACAATTTTCTATATTTTTGTTTCAAAATATCGTGATTTATTGATGGATAATACTTCTTTGCATCCAGTTTCAAACAATACATTGTTCCTGGAACATCATGTTGCACCGCTTCATCAATATCATGAAGTGCAAGATGAATTCCCCTTCCAGGGATTGCAGAATAAGTATTTTTCACAAATTGTTTCATCAGATATGGTTCAATCACTTGCAAGATTGCCCACTGACATATTCTGTCAGGGAAATAAGGCAATTTGAAAATTTCTCTGTCCTTGCCTGAATCATGCTTAATAAAAGTCACATATTCTGATGTGTTATAGGTTTTATCCACCAACATTTTCTGCAATTTGGTCAGGTATTCGTCAAGGTTTTCATCAACCATCTTGATTTCCTTGTACCATCCTTTACCCTTCTTTGCATTTTTGTGTGCAAGTTTCAGGTTTTCCATGTCACAAATCTTTGAATACAAATTTCCAACTCTTTTCATGACAGTATTTCCTTTGTATGCACCTTCAAACCGATTCTTCAACTTCCTTTTCAGGATTTACCAAAACAGTTCAAATGATTTTTTATGTTTTGCCAAGTGGCAGGGCAATCACACACCCATGGTTTTATAAAATAACCAGGGAATTTCTTCCCTGGTTGTATGCATTTAGTAAGTGACCGCTGATATTACGATTACGATTACCTGAATCATTATTAGCATTCCAATAGAAAAGACCTGCATTCGAAGAATTATTCCAATTCGTACTGACATGAACTTGAATGATGCTTTTTTATGTAAGGTCTATTCAAGAAATTAGATTCGTATATCAGTGATAAAGATTGCCCATGTATTTCAATAATTACATTTTTTATGCAGCAGGTGCATCAGTTTCATCAGGTACATACAGCAAGCGACCGCCGATATCACGAGCACGATCACCCGAATCATTAAAAGCATACCAACAGAAAAGACCCGCACGCGAAGAACCACCCCAAGTCGCACCGACAAGAACAATTCTCCAACCAGTATTTACACACTGACCGCAATCACCAACAGGAAGTGAACTGTTTCCATTTCCTTCTGTTGGAACAAACATCCAGTCATCATCTTCTGCATATCCAAATGCTGAAATGTAAGACCATCCCATATATACAGAACTGAATCCAACTTCCTTGTATGCACCATCACCCTTGTTGTCAGCAAAATCATGGTCTGCAACATAAATTGTTCCAGTGTCACCTGCTGCAAACTTGCTTCCATTGTTGATGTTTACACCATCAAGGAACTTCCAAATGTTACCAAATGGATTTTCTTCACCACGATAAGAAACCACATTCCAACCATTTGTGTTGACAACTGCACCAGTCTTGTTTCCAAGTGTAGTTGTTGCACCAGTGATTTCAGACATGTTGGACTGACCATCATCAGTCTTGTTTGTCACACCAATTCCAACCTTTTCCTGAATGTTGAAAGAAGCATATTCAACAAGGAAAAGAATCTGTGTTGCTGCATAAGACTGAACAGTTTGCTGTGACCAACCAGTTCCCCTTTTTCCTGCAATAGTTCTGAAACCTGCTCTTGTTGCACCACCCTGGGAAAGTCCTGAAGTAGGTTTTGCATTTCCAATGGATGCAAGAAGGTCATTTGACCAGTCAACAGTCTGTGCATCATTGATGTTGTAAGCAGAAGCAGAAACATCATAAGTGCTTCCTTCATATGCAGAAAGATAAATGAAGTTCTTTTCCTTGCCATCCTTAACAAATGCAGGATGAATCTTGAAACCTGCTTTCATTGTGTCTGATACATAGTATCTTGCTTTTCTCATGTGGAAACCTTTTCCACCAGGAATCTTTTCAAGGGCAAGTGGAACAACCTTGTAATAAAACTTTGGCTGTTCAACCATAACCTGAACCGCAGTTCCTGCTGCATAGGTGTTGTCACCCTTTGTGATTGCAGAAGTCAAAGCACCAGTTTCTGAATATCCAGTGTCACCATAGTAAGCAACAACCTTTCCATCACTGGTCATGTTGCATCTTTTTCTTCCACCAAATGCCTTGACAGAATCAAAAGAATCACCAGGTGTCTTTCCAACTGCACCTGCAAGTCTTGTGAATTTCTTGTTCTTGAAGTCAACTTCAACACCATAGATGTCCGCATCTGTATATCCAATATAAGACTGGATGTCAGTGATTTCTGCCTGAAGTGCATTGATGTCACCAACAGTTGCAACAGCAGCAGGGTCAACATTCATGGTCACATTGCTTGCATTTGAAACAGTTGTCACAAGTTTAAGATAAGCACCTGAAACAGTCACACCATTGTAAGGTGGCATATATGCACCCACATTTGCACCTGCGATTGCATAAAGGATTTCACCTTCATCAGGGTCTTTTGCATACAGACCAATGGAATTCATATAATATCCAGTAGTCAATGCACTATTTTCCATTGCAGCATCAATCTGAACTGCAACTGAATTGATTTTTGTTACCTTGGAAACAGCAACCTGCTGTTTGATGTTGGACAGACTTGTGGTTGTTGGAATCTGTGCATCAGTGTAAGTTGTACTTGAAGATGCAACCTTTGTGAATTCAACATGGGCAGTTCCTGCAATAAGTTTTGCCATCAATGCCTGTCCTTTGTTAGTAATAATAAGCTGTCTAAATTCTGACATTTTCTTCACCTTAACCTTTCGTTTTTATTTGTTTTGAAACATCTGCTGCCATTGTTTTGACCCTTGACATCTATTGACCATTGAAGCTGTCACTGATTTCAACCGCAACAGTTCCAACAATTCCACCACCAAGGGATGCCCTTGCATTGATAGTCATGTTTTCCTTGAAGGAATCTGTCAAGGCAGTCATCACACCTTCAACAATTCCACCTGCAAACAAGGAAGTTCCCTGGATGCTGACATTCTTCTTGAAGGAATCTGACAGTTCAAATGTTTCACATTCCACGATACCTGAAGCAACCCTTGCACTTGCATCCAATCTGATGTTGATTTTGTTCTTGGAATGCAGAATGTAGTTTGCAGGCAACATGTAAGATAAAAAATAGTCAAGTTCATCAACTTGACCATACATGTCCAAGTGTGTTGTCAAATCAAGAATGTGTTCTGAAAGAAGTCTTTCAATTTCATAGTTGTTTGCACCACACAAGGTGTTCAGTTTATTCAGAAGTGTTTTCCAGGTATAGGGAACTTGGTCATTCCATCTGACAAGCACCCTGTTGATTCTGCTTTGTAGGGTGTCATCAGGTGATGCAACAATTCCAATCAAGTCTTCAAATCTCTTGATTCCTACAAGGTTACAATACTGAATGAACTGATTGTTTTTAATTATTTCAGTTTCATCTTCCACTGACTGAATATCAGGATTTTCAGACAACATGATTTGCCTGATTTCCTGATATTCCTGGATGAATGGTGGAAGGAAACCAATCAAGTTCACTTCCCTAACCATTTGTCACCGCCCCCATCACTGGAATCTGATATTCTGTCAATGTCAGGTTGCTTGCAGTTCCATTGATTCTTGTGTTTGCAATGTCCACAATTCCCTTGATTGCCAGGATTCTTGTTTCAATCTGACTGATTCTGACCACTGACTGTGAATGGTTTGCCCAGTCCTTTCTGATTTCAAGCAGATATGCACTGATTGTGTCAGTGATTGTCTGTCTTAAAGTGTTGAAAGAATAACCATCATCAAATGTCAGTGAAGTTGCCACATTGACTGTCACATTTGTTGCAGTGTCCACTGTCACAACATGGTCAATTGGTGCAATTCCAAGACCTTCACCCTGTGGATTTGGGTCAATTGCTTCCTGAACTGTTGCAATCAAAGTGGATGATGCTTTGTCAAAGTCTGAATTCAGGATGGTCAATTTTACTGTTCCACCGCCATTCCAAACTGGTGTGACCTTTGTGCTTCCAACACCTGCAAGTGCATTTGTCTTCTGAATGTAGTCCTTTTTGTTTCCACCATAAGGTTTTGTGTCAAAGGTATCAAAATACCTTGTTCGGATTGATTCAGTTTCTTCTTCATCTTCACCAGGAATCAGAACATCTGTCAAATAACATGTTTCAAGTCCATCAATGTAGTCAATTGGAATCATCTGACCAAAGTGTGCATTTCCTTCTTCACCAATTGTTTCACACTGAAGTTTGTAGTTTCCATCAGAAATCTTTTCAGTGACCGCATAGTTCAATGTGTCACAAGAAAATCTTGAACCAATTGGAATATTCAATGTGGAAGGTGTGAATTCACCTTTAACAATTGAATAGGTTGCAGGTTCATGTGTGATTCCCCTTTCTGCTGCCCTTCTTATCAGATAATCCCTTGATGCAGTGTCTGCAAAGGTTTCTGTCAGGATGACATCAAGTTCAATATACATAAGCTGAAGTTCAACCGCAGCAGGTGCAAGTGCATCATAAATGATTGAACCTTCCCTTTTGTCCATAGAAT